CCAACGAGGGAGCAGATGGTTAAACTTCATAACTTACCTCACTCTCTAATTATATCACCAAAGAGAGCAAGTGTCAAGCTATTTTATTTCACAAACTCCGCCGGCACAAGCAAGTTCGCCTTGCAAATCAGTGTTGTCCTGTGTCTCAATCACATTAGTCAGATCAATCGTGGCAAGAGACTTCATCATTTCATTGTAAGTTTCTTCGTCACAATCCTCAAAAGGCGCCTGAACATAGGTGTGGTCGGAGTGTGGAAGAACAGAGAGCCCGTTGTAGCAACTGCGGTTTTCCCACATCCACTCTCCAACCTCGGCCCACTCATCATCCTTAATAGTGACTGTCGCGCTTACATTGTGCGTATTTTGTCCCTTCCAGTGGCCCGGTCGGACCCACTCTGTGCTGACCTTCTTGACTCTTTCAAGCATCTCTATGGCGCTTTCAGCGCGTGTGATAGCCCCTTCTGGGGACCTCTGTGGAGCGGAGATGACAGCGGTGTCATGAGGGCGGAAATATTCGTCCTCAATTAGCTCCGGGTGGGCAGTTGAAAGATATTCATAAATCGGTTCGTTCTTACCAACGCGGATACGACGGATATAGTGGTCGTTGTGCCAAGCGTGGATTCCAGAAGACGTACCAAGCGTCAAAGAAGTGGTCCCAGCAGGCTTAACGCAAGTTGTACGAGCAGCAGGGTTAATACCGAGAAGTTCAGCAACCCGCTTATTCTCTTGCTTTACGAGCCTTGCAGCGGCCTTCATATCCATCTCCAAAACGTAACCAGAGGCAATACCGGTCATGGAAACGCCGATTAGAGCATCCTTTTCGGTGTTTCTCTGCCAAACTGGACGGAGGTAGTGAAAATCTGTGTATGAGGCCTGAAGCGTTCCGATGAACGCTGCTGCCTTGACTCGTGCTTCATACTCCTCCTGTGTATCCACGTTTGAAACATTAACCTCGGTCAAGTTACAAAATTGATACGGGCGAAGGGCAATTTCGCAACACGGGTTTGTTCCCCAATCCTTGTCAAAAGTAAAGTAAAAACCGGGCTCTCCTGCACCGCTTGCTTTCACACGGTCCCAAAGGTCCATAAAGAACTCCTTGGTCACGATATGGCGCATAAGAACAATAGAATTGTTGGCGCGGCCCCTCTGGGGGTTCTTTTCCCACCAAGAACCAGCCTTGGCAGCAATCATTTCATCATCGTCGGCTGAAAAGAGGGAGATAAGGGCAGCACGGCGAATACCGCCTGCGAGCACAGCGTCAGCAATGTGACAAACCATATCATGGACCTCAATAGGACGCAGCTTATCACCATTTTCCTTGGCTTCTAGCATCCCCTCCAACTTTACAAGACACTCACGCAAAGGCTGTGGTCCCGGAGCCTTGCCGCCAGATGTTACTAAACGGCTTCCCTTGGGCCTAATATCCGAGAAATCGAAACGTAGCTTTGAAGTACCACGGAAATAGGAGGTTACAAGCGCTTTAACTGCATCTGCCCAACCCTCAATAGAGTCTGAAACTAGATACCGATATGTACGCTTACCGTTTGGCTTATTAATTTCTGGAAGTTGCTCTACATGGTGTGTCTGAACTGAATATCCGACACCGGTTCCCCCCAATAGAAGAAACATGGCCTCCCCGAATGCCCGAACGTCATCGATGGGCATATAAGCACAGTTGAAAATACGGTTTGGAGCGACCTCTATGGGCTTACCGCCGAACTGCATAGACCTCATTGAAGGTAGAACCTTCTTTTCATAGACATATTCATAAGCCGCTTCAATCTCGTCCCTAAGATGTGGGTACTTCTTGATATGCATAGCTTTATTGCGGTCTACTAGTTCTTCAAATGTCTCACGACGGTACTTGTCTGATAGATATCTCGCGTACTTCATGTGTACTGTGATGTCTGACAAGATTTCTGATGCCAACTCCATTATTTAGCTCCCTTTTCCTTTTGATTCTTTCTAAATTTCTTGTATTTCTCTTTCAGTCTTTCACTTTGGTCCTTCGCGGAAATAACTGCTGGCTCTGAGCCGGTTGGTGACAAAACGTTGATTTGAACGTTTGCCGTTTGCATTGAAATTGGAAATACTAGGCCATCCGGCCCGTTCCTGTTCTTAGCAACGAAAACTCTACCGGTATTTGCTTGTTTGTCCTCTACGGTCCTTGACAGTGAAAAAATAAAGTCTGAAACAAAGCATTTGTTAAACGCCTCGGAGATTGATTCCAAAGTAATAACTTCAGCGTTGAGTCCAGACCTATTAGTTTGAGATGCGGTCCAAAGGCAACAGTCAAATTCCTTTGCCAGTCCCCTCATCTCTTCATAAATAGATTCCAGTTCATGTCTTTTCTCATTTTTACCAGAAATAGGGCGCAACAAATCACCGTAGTCCACAATGACCATATCGGGGTTAATATCACGCATTTTTAGCTTTTCTAGGTGGGTTCTCAAAGAGCGAGTAGATGCGGACTTAGTGGGGTATTCCTTGACAATCAGAACCCCTTCAATATCCTGAACCTGTTCATAAATCTCTTCTTTGAAAGAATGCATATTACTGAGTGGAATCTTAGTAATGCACGAGTCATAACGACCCGCAACGACGGTATCTGCCAACTCAAGCGTATAATGAACAACAGTTTTACCTTGCTTTAGGGCCTCTGCCCCCAAGTGAACTAGAACCATTGATTTACCTGCCCCCGTTGGCGCAATCACGACGCCCAACTCGCCCTTGCCGAGTCCACCCTTACATAGTCCGTCGATTTCGCTCCAGCCTGTTGTAATTGGATTTCTTGCTTTGATTTCAAACCTTTTCTCAAAGTCCTTGACATAATCATAGCCGTGGTCCGAGTGGTCACCAAGCTTAATGGCATCGTTGATAATCTTCGCAATTTCATCAAAAGACGACCTTTCAAGCAGAGGAACAGACCGAATCATTGCTTCTTTTAGCTTTTGCTTACGACAAAAGTCAAGCGCTGTGGTCTTGATGTACTCTGAACCCGAAACTTGCGAATCATGAATCCGAGCAAAATAGTTGCGCAACTGCTGCTGTGTCGCAGCGTTCTCGCCTTCGATTTCAGCCCGGACAATCGAAATCATAATCTTGTATGATGGGTGAACGTTGTACTTTTCGCGGTATTCAAAAATCTTTTGAACGAACACACGAAGGTAGTGAAGCTCTAGAAACCCAATGTCTAGAACTTCCATAATTTGGTCCGCGAAAGGGCGGTCCTGTAATATCATTTGGCACAATGACTCTTGAAAGTCCTTACCAAATTTTCTAAAGCTCGGTGCGTCTTTGCCCAAGTGTATCCCCCGTGTGTTTAATATAGCCTATCTAGGCCCTTGTGTCAAGCGATTAGCTTATTTTTCTCAACCATACCTCGAAGCTTCGCCGTAATCTCGGACCAATCATAGGAACCGAAGCCATGCTCGACCGAGGCGCGCTTGAGGCCGGTTGCGTTGAGTTCAAACTCAAAATTGTCAAGCGCGTAATTAATCTTTTGGCGACCCTGCACCGAAATGCTTGGAGGAGTAAGATTCATTACCTTGTAGTTTGTCTCGACAGTATCCCAACCTTCAACAATCCGCTCAAAAAACTTAAGCTTGCTGTCTGTGTTGGCGCAATGGTCGTAAACTGTGTCAAGCGTATGCATCTTGTCTTCGCAGAGGAATGACAAGCGCTTAGAAATAGTCTTAAGGCCTGCACCTTGGATGCCTGCTAGATTATCAGACTTGTCGCCGGCGATGGCACGAGCAATAACAAAGTTTTCTGGCGCAATACCATACTCGTCAATTACGGTCTGCTTTGTCCAAGCCTTCTTTTGAATGGGACGGTAAAGAACAGTTTCTCCGTCAAGAAGCTGAAGAAAGTCCTTATCGGAAGATACGATGACCTTTTGCCATCCCTTGTACTTCGGTGAGCCAACCACCATAGAAATAATATCATCTGCCTCAACCCTATCTAGGACCAGTTGCATAACTGGCATTTCGTTTAGCATCTCCATAAGGATTTGCTGTTGCCAGACCATATTCTCCTTTTGAGACTGCTCTGACATGCCTTCTACCTCGTAGTTCTTACGGATAGGCTTA